CATTGCCGCGCCAAGTAAATCAGTAGCAATAACGTGGGCAACTCAACAGACTTTGCTTACACACGGTGCGACTATGGCTGTAATGTATAGTCAAATATTTGCAGAAGAATTGTGGCACGGTAGTCCACTAACTAAGTATAAAAATGAGAGACACGATCTTGACATACCTAGACAAGAGGTTTTGTCTGGGGGTTTTGTAGAGGAGACATATCAGTGTGCTATGTGGGCTTTCCAAACTACTAATACGTTTGAGGACTGCGTTATTAAAGCAGTGAACAGAGGCTATGATAGCGACACGTGTGGTGCTGTAGCTGGCATGATGGCTGGTGCATACTATGGCATTGGAAATATTCCTGACCACCTACTTGACAATCTAATGTGGAAGGATCATATACTAGAAACAGCCGTTGATTTATACAAGATAAGGAGTACAGGAATATGGGCATGACACTTAAAGAACTAAAGGATGAATACTATTCTTCTCACGATTTCAAACACTTACGTGATGAAACTAAGTCACAGTATAGCTATCTTTTAAACTTTGCATCGTCAACTGATGTCGGCAACAAAACATTCAATGACATGAAGCTGTCGGACATAACAACCAAGCAAGCAAAGCTGGCCTATGATGGGTGGTGCGACAGGGGATTGGCCTTTGCTAATCACATAGTATCTGCCACCACCATGCTACTAAACTATGCCATACGAATGGAGCATATAAAAACCAATCCCTTCGCTATCGTGCGTAGGAGGTCCACTGAGCCGCGCAGGGTTGTTTGGGGTAGGGAGGATGTCAAGAGACTGCTAGACGTAGCGTACAGCGATTTTAGCACCCGTAACATAGGTTTGATTGCACACATGGCATACGAATGGTGTCAACGTGTAGGTGACATGCGTTTGCTTACATGGGATAGGGTAGACTTTACAAATAGGTCAGTGCATATCAAACAATCCAAGCGTAATGCAGAAGTTTTTCTGCCCATTGAAGAGGATTTGTATGGCATGTTAGTAGAACAGGAAAAGGATTTTGGTTTCCAACCCTACGTTGCACCAAGACCAGAGCCATATCAGGGTGAGTACCTGCCCTATTCGGTATACAAGCTACCACATTATGCACGTAGGCTAATGGATGCAGCAGACTTACCACCTGAATTACGTCTTAGTGATCTACGTAGGACAGGCACGACTGAAATGGTAGAGGCAGGTGTAGGAATAGGACAGATCATGTCGGTTACAGGACATGCTAACCCACAGTCAGTCAAACCCTACATGAAAAATACTTACAAGAGTGCAGAATTAGCCTTGACAGCTAGAAAGAAAGCATGATATAAGCATTTAACTGCCGCAACGAACTAGTATTATAGTATATAATATATATATATATACAGAAAGGAGAATGAAAATGCCTAATGAAATTAGTGAAATTGTGTCATACAAAAGAGAAGTTCATCAGATAGGCATAGTAATGGAAGGCTGGGGCTGGATTTATACCGATGATGATCCAGCGTATGCCAAGACTATGAACAGGCATATCGAATTACTATGTTGTGCCTTTGATGTGTCTTTGGCTGGAATTGGCTACATGGACAGGCACGACAAAGAAGAACCTGTGCTGTATCATTATGAAACAGATGAAAGTTATTATTTTGAAGGAAAGAAAAGAAACCTTCAGATGCTTTCAGATTACCTTATAGGTAAATACGCAGGTCAAGAGTTATGGATAGACAAACAACTTGACAAGTTATGGCAAGAATATAATAATGATTCCAGACAATATGATTGGATTGAACAACTATGATAAACTTAAATGACTATGACGTGTCTGATGGAGAGACACAGAGGATGGATTGTCCTGTATGTAGGGGCAAGAATACATTCAGCATCACCAACAACATGGGTGATCTTGTGTGGAATTGTTACAAGGTTAGCTGTACTGTCAGTGGTAGCACCCGTGTAGGCATGAGCATTGATGACATCAAGGCTAGGTTTAAGAAGATAGATACTGTAGATGACATTGATTTTGAACTGCCAGAGTATGTTATACAACGTAGTGGTGGCCTGTACATGAACAGATGGTGTGACAGGTGGGGCTTGAATGCAGACAAGTTAGGTCTTATGTATGATGTAAAGGAAGACAGGGTTGTATTCCCTGTTGTACATGATGGCAAGATTGTGGATGCCACAGGCAGATCACTTGGAAAAAGAATACCTAAGTGGAAAAGATATGGAAATAGTGGCTTGCCATACGTACATGGTTGTGGTAAAGTCGCTGTAGTTGTTGAGGACTGTGTGAGTGCAGCCGTTGTCGGTGATTGGTCTTCTTATGTTGGGGTCGCGCTTCTTGGAACATCGCTTCAAGATTCGCACAGAAGCTATCTCTCACAGTTCTCAACAGCCTTGATAGCATTAGACCCTGATGCATTAACCAAGTCACTTCAGATGGCTAAAGAACTACGGGGCTACGTATCTGATGTACGCCCTATCAAACTGGAAGATGATATAAAGTATTGTAACCCAACAGACATGGAGAAGTTAAATGGAATTATCACTAATTAGAAGCCTGATGGACAGGGAGTTTTACGATGATCACCGTGGCGCACGTTGCCCTGATCGCCTGTTCAGTAAGGATGTAAGAAAGATTAAGAACACTATCGACAAGGCAATGGATCAGTACGAGCGTACTGTTACGCCTGATGAGATTGAGGCATTGTTTATGGCAAACAATCCCACTCTTACTACAGCACAGAAACAAGCCTACTCCAACCTCTTTGCTAAGATTAAGAGAGAGCAACCCATAGGTGGGGATGTAGCACAGGAGGTATTGTCTAAGCTGTTTCAACAGGCAGTCGGGGAAGACATTGCCAATTTAGGTGTCGAGTATGTAGTAGGTGACAAGTCTAGTCTTGAGCCACTGCGTCATATACTTGAGCAGTATGGTGACGACTTTACACCTAACCTAAATATTGAGTGGGATGACATCGACATTGAGACATTGCTTGCACGTAATGATCTTGAGGCACGTTGGACATTCAACATGCAGAACCTTGTAATGAATGTAGAGGGTGTCAATGCTGGTCACTTGATTGAGATTGGTGCTAGACCCAATACAGGCAAGACATCGTTTCATGCATCAATGATTGCATCGCCCGGTGGCTTTGCCCATCAGGGTGCTAACTGTATTATCTTATGTAATGAGGAGGGCTATCACCGTGTCGGTGCTAGATACCTGACTGCTGCTACAGGTATGACTATGCAGGAGATTAAGAAAGACCCCTCCAAAGCACGTGATCTATATGCCCCTGTCAAGGAACGTATTAAGATCAAGGATGCTACAGGACGTGACATGAATTGGGTGGAGTCTGTGTGCAAGACATACAAGCCTGACATAGTGCTGTTGGATATGGGTGATAAGTTTGCCAAGGCAGGGGGCTTTGCCCGTCCTGATGAGGCACTCAAGGCTAACGCTGTACACGCCCGTATGATAGCCAAACAACATGAGTGTGCTATATTTTATATGTCACAGTTGTCAGCAGATGCAGAGGGCAGGACAGTGCTTAATCAGTCTATGATGGAGGGATCAAAGACAGGCAAGGCAGCAGAGGCAGACCTGATGATACTGATTGCTAAGAATGTTATCTCTGATAATAATCAGGAGGAAGACCCTCAACGTCATTTGAATGTAGTCAAAAACAAATTGACAGGGTGGCATGGTAGTGTTACAAGTAATTTAGAATATAGAACAGCGAGGTACACATAATGAAGCTAACACTAGATGTAGAGAACACAACAACAGAACGTAATGGCAAGCTACACCTTGATCCATTTGAGCCAGACAACTCACTGACTATGGTGGGTATGCTCACAGATCAGGGTGATGAATATAGACTAGCATTTGACCACGATGAATATGATCCTAATGGGTGTGTGGATAAGCACGGTACTGTTTGGTCACCTATAAATAACAACAGGATATGGGTACAAAAACTTCTTGACCAAGCTACTATCATCATCGCGCACAATGCAGCGTATGATCTGCTTTGGCTGTGGGAGTCTGGCTTCAAGTATGATGGCCCTGTCTTTGACACTATGCTTGGAGAATATATACTGCAGCGTGGACAAAAAGAGCCTTTATCACTTGAGGCTTGTGCTGAACGCCATCAGTTAGATACCAAGAAACAGGACACTCTCAAAGAGTATTTTAAGAAGGGCTATAGCACACGTAATATACCTCTTAATGAGTTAGATGAATACCTATCTGCCGACTTACATGCCACACAACAATTATCTGACAAGCTGATGCGTCAGCTAATGACAGACAGTTCTAGTCTTATGGATACAGTAACACTAACCAATCAGGTATGTGTCACACTGGCACGTATATATCAGCGTGGATTCAAGGTTGACATGGACATGCTTGAGAATGTGCGTCAAGAGTTTGAAGAAGAGAAGTGTCAACTTATTGACGACTTACAAGTTCATGTTCGTAGGGTCATGGGTGACACACCTATCAACCTGAATAGTCCAGAGCAATTGTCTTGGGTTATCTATGGCCGTAAGGTTATCAACAAAACAGATTGGGCTACACAGATTGATCCGTACATGGGTGATAAGGAGTTTAGTAATCTATTAGCTACAGGCACACAACGATTGTATCGCACTACGGCTGTTCAGTGTAGGACATGTAATGGTACAGGTTATATAAGGAAGACTAAGAAGAATGGTCAGCCTTTTGCTAAACCTAGCAAGTGTCCAGAGTGTCACACAGAGGGCTATCTATTTAACCCTACAGACAAGCTGGCTGGTTTTAAGTTCAAGCCACCATCAGCTAAGTGGGCCAGTGCCAATGGATTTAGCACTAGCAAGAATAATCTACAGTTGCTTGAGGCTGTTGCTAAGTCAAAGGGTATGGACACTGCTGTTGAGTTCTTGTCTAAGGTAAAGAGGCTTAGTGCTGTGGATACCTACCTGTCATCCTTTGTAGATGGCATTAAGAACTACACCAAGCAAGATGGTATGCTGCATGTCAGCTTACTACAACATCGCACTGCGACAGGCAGACTGTCAGGTGCTAATCCAAACATGCAGAACATGCCACGTGGCGGCACGTTTCCTGTAAAGAAAGTGTTTGTGTCACGATGGGATGGTGGTAAGATACTTGAGGCTGACTTTGCACAGCTAGAGTTTCGTACTGCTGCATATTTATCACAAGATGGAGTTGCAATTGAAGAAGTTTCTACTGGGTTTGATGTACACGCATACACCGCTGAAGTTATTACTAATGCTGGTCAGCCTACGAGCAGACAGGATGCGAAAGCGCATACATTTGCGCCCCTCTACGGGGCCACTGGGTTCGGAAGGACGCAAGCAGAAGCAGCCTACTACGAACACTTCACAGACAAGTACACGGGGGTTGCCTCTTGGCACTCCAAGCTGGCTAAAGAAGCTATATCAACGCAGAAGATAGTCACACCGTCTGGACGGGAGTTCTCGTTTCCTAATGTAGTACGTAAGGCAAATGGGCGTGTGTCATACTTTACACAGATAAAAAACTACCCTGTACAGTCATTCGCTACAGCAGATATTGTGCCAATAGCTTTGCTGCACATTGATAAACTGCTTGACAACATGCAGTCATGTGTAGTAAACACAGTGCATGATTCTATTGTAATTGATGTACATCCAGAGGAAGAACAGGGGGTTGTTGATATAATCAATAGGACTAATGAAGAACTACCAAACTTGATTACTCTTAGGTGGGGGATAACTTTTAATGTACCTCTACTATTAGAGTCAAAAATAGGTCCAAACTGGCTTGACACTAAGGACATAACCTGATATAACTACGGTTCTAAACTTTGAGAAAGGAAAGTAAATGACACAATTAACTACAGTAGATACGAATAACTATGCCGCTATGGCTAAAGCTATGGGCATAGCACATGAGAAGACATCATCCTCTTCTAGTTCTCTTGCACGACTACGCATTAACCACTCACCTATTATCGGATCAGATAAGGTGTTGGTTAAGGGTGGCACATACAAGCTAGAGATACCTGATGGTCCTACTCACTATGCTAATAGCATTAAGATGCGTCCTTTTATGCAAC